GCGTTTTCCTTTCGCATGTTCATGAACACATCAGGCCGCCGAATCGCGGACGTGCCAACTTGATTCTGCCCAGACCATGCAGATTTCTGCATGCCACATACTTTGAGGGGGTAGAGACTTATGGCGATTAGCGAGGAATCTTCCACACCTTTCGCGCCCCCGGCCGAGCCCCTCGCCGTCACCGGCAGACCCGGGGCGGTCAACCCCATGGCGTTGACCGTCGCCCAACTCGCGCGGATGCTGGCCATGCCGGAAGAAAAGGTTCGGGAGCACGTCACGGCGGGCGCGCCGATGGGCGCGGACGGGACGGTCAATCTGGTGCACTACGCCGCCTGGCTGAGTCGGCGGATGAAGGAGATCGATGGCGATTGACCTGGCCAAACTGACGCAGAGCGACCTGCTCCAACTCGTCAACGCCACACCGCTGGGCGCGGTGCTGACGCGGTCACGCCTGCGCCGCCAGATGGACGCCGGGGCGTTCCGGTTCGGCGACGGCACGCACGTTCATCTGGCGCGGTACGTCCGCTGGCTCGTCCAAGAGATGGACAGGCCGCGCGTGGCGAAGGGGGACTACGCTAAGGCCCGCAGGAGACAGGCTGAGCGTAACCGTGCTGCCACCAAAGCCAGCCAGGACATCTATCCCATCCCCGAAGTCGAGGACTACGCTCGCCGCAAGGCCGCCGGCGAGTCCTTCAAGTTGTTCTGCGAGACGTACTTCCCCCGGGCGTTTTGGCGGCCGTGGTCGGACGACCACCTCCGCGTGCTGGGTAAGATCGAGAAGGCCGTCCGCGAGGGAGGCCTGTTCGCCTTCGCCATGCCCCGCGGTTCAGGCAAGACAGCTCTGGCCCGCTGTGCCGCGCTCTGGGCCATCCTCTACGGCCACCGGCCATTCGTATGTCTTATCGCCGGCAGCCAGGACAACGCCCGCGAACTGTTGCGGCCCATTCGAGTGATGATCTTGGAGGAGCCGCTGCTACTGGCGGACTTCCCTGAGGCGGTCCATCCGTTCCGCTGCCTGGAGAACTCTTCCAAGCGGCAGGGCCAGCAGCACATCCAGGGCCGGCTCACGCACATCCACTGGGGCCAGGACCGACTGGTCTTCCCGACTATCGAACGCGACCATATTCCAGCCGCTCTACGCGAGGAGGAGTTGGAGACCAGTCCGTCTAGCGGTTCGATCATCACCACGACCAGCCTGGACAGCAACCTTCGCGGCCAGCAACACACACGCGTGGACGGCTCGATCATCCGGCCGTCGCTGGTCTTGCTGGATGACCCGCAGACGCGGGACTCAGCCCGCTCAGCAGACCAAACTAAGAAGCGGCTGGACCTGCTTCACGGCGACGTCATGGGCATGGCTGGCCCGGGCGAATCCATCTCGGCCCTGCTAACCTGCACGGTGATGTACGAGGGCGACCTGGCTGACACGCTCTTGGACCGGGACAAGTGCCCGGAATGGGAAGGTGAACGGACCAGACTCGTCCACTCTTGGCCATCCAGCGAGAAACTCTGGGAGCAGTACGCGGACATCCGTAAGGCGCGAGGTCGAGAGGTCGCCACGCGATTCTACGCTGAGCGTCAGGTCGAGATGGACAAGGGGGCGGTCATCGCCTGGCCAGCCCGCTATGACGCCAAGGTCGGCGAGATCAGCGCCATCCAGCACGCTGTGAACCTGCGATTGCGGATGGGACCGGAGGGTTTTGCGGCAGAGTGCCAAAACGAACCAGTGCTGCCGCAGACAGCCGACGGCGTTCTGACGGTCGACCAGGTTCTTGGCAAGGTCAACGGCCACAAGCGCAGCGAAGTGCCGCCAACTTGCACCAAACTGACCATGTTCATCGACGTCCATGACCGACTGCTGTTCTATGCCGTCTGTGCCTGGGAGGAGGTGTTCACGGGCTACGTCATCGAATACGGCACGTTCCCCGATCAGCGACGATCCTCCTTCGCCCTGGTTAACGCCTCACGGACGCTGGGGCGAACGTTCCCTGGAACCGGCGTAGACGGAGCCATCCACGCCGGGCTGGAGAGACTGGTCAGTGAATACCTCCAGAGGGAATGGAAGCGCGGGACCGGCCTGATGAAGATCGACCGACTCTTCGTGGATAGCGGCTACAAGCCTGCTGTCGTGGCCGCAGTGCAACGCAAAGTTGGGGGCACTGCCATGATGCTCTCCAAAGGCGTGGGCGTTCGCGCCAGCCGCCGCCCATTTGCCGCCTACACGAAGAAGCCCGGAGAAGTTTTGGGCAATCACTGGTACGTCCCGAACGTCCATCGCACGGCTCAGTTTCCACATGTGCTGATAGACACGAACTTCTGGAAGAGTTTCATCCACGACGGTCTGGCTACGGCCGAGTCGGACCCCGGCTGTATCTGCCTGTACGGCACGTCCAAGACGGACCATACCCTATTCGCCGAGCACATCGCCCGGTCTGAGCGGTGGGTGGAACTCACCGGGCCGCACGGCACCGTCCGCGAGTGGTCGTCCCTGCCGACGCGGCCTGACAACCACTGGCTTGACTGCCTTGTGGGCTGCGCCGCTGCGGCGTCGATGTGCGGCGTGAAGGTTGCCGGCGAAGCATCTCCCATGCGACAGCGAAAGCGTTACACGCAGGCAGACTTCGTCAGGAGGTGACCCATGGCTCAGTGTGAAGCCCGCAAAACATGGCCTCCCAAGGCGAACGCCCGCGGCGTCGTGTGTTCCCGCTGCGGCTGCGCCGACCTGCGCGTGCGGAACACGCGCTACTCGATGGGCCGGATCATTCGTTACCGCGAGTGCCGCCACTGCGGCAGACGCCTCACGACCTACGAGGTTCCGCCATCCATGTTGGGCAATCCAAGCGGCAGATAGCGTGTTGCGGGGAGCGGGAATGACATATATGGCACAATCTGCAAAGGGCGGCGGATTCGGTTTGGATCGGACCCTCGTGGAGTAGTACTTTCGGGGCAGACAACCAGGACGCGCGACGCACCGGCTGATCCCCGGGGCGCTGCGAAAAGATACGAGGCCGTTCGGGGCCGAACACCCGAGCGGCCATTTCTTTTTGCTCGCGTGCGATGGTTGTCACACAGCGGGATGGAGCAGCGGCAGCTCACGTGGCTCATACCCACGAGGTCGCCGGTTCGATTCCGGCTCCCGCAAGTGAAGGTGAACGATGGCGGAAGACTTGGACAGCGCGATCAAGACCAACGCCGAGGGGCCCAAGCAGGCCAGCGTCGACGGCGTGAACGTCCAGCAGCACTCGCTACCGGATCAGATCGCGGCGGACAAGTACCTCGCCAGCAAGCAGGCGGTGTCGAAGAACCCGGCCAAGGCGTTCACCCGGGTCAAGATCGTCCCGCCGGGAACGGTGTAGCACATGGGCTGGTGGCCATTCACAAGGCGGTCGAAGCAGACGGGCGTGATTGCCCGCACGGTGGTGGTCCGCGCCAAGTTCGACTCGGCGCAGACGACCCCTGACAACCGCCGCCACTGGGCCAACGCCGACGGCCTGTCGGCTGACGCCGCGGCCAACCCGGAAGTCCGCCGCACCCTCCGCAACCGCGCCCGCTACGAAGTCGCGAACAACTCTTACGCCCGGGGCATCGTCCTGACGCTGGCCAACGACGTCATCGGCACCGGCCCGCGCCTCCAGATGCTGACGGACAGCGCCGAGGCCAACCAGACCATCGAGCGTGAGTTCGCCGCGTGGGCCAAGGCCATCGACCTGCCGGGCAAGCTCCGCACCATGCGGCAGGCCCGGGCGCAGGACGGTGAAGCGTTCGCCGTGTTCTTCAGCAACGACAACCTGGACTCGCCCGTAAAGCTGGACCTCAAGCTCATTGAGGCCGACCAGGTCGCCACGCCCAGCGCCAAACTGGGCATCCCAGGCGCGGCCCCTGCGACGGACGGGATCGAGTTCGACCCGTTCGGCAACCCGGTCGCGTACCACATCCTCAAGGCGCATCCCGGCGGCGCTGCCGCTGCCGCGCTGGACTACGACCGGCTGCCCGCTGCCAGCGCCATCCACTGGTTCCGCGCCGACCGGCCCGGCCAGCGGAGGGGCCTACCCGACATCCTGCCGGCGCTGCCGCTGTTTGCGCAGCTGCGGCGGTACACCCTGGCGGTGATCGCGGCGGCCGAGTCCGCCGCCAACATCGCGGTGCTGATGAAGACCAACGCCCCGGCCGGCGGCGAAGCGGCCGAAGTCGAGCCCATGACGGAGATGGAGTTCTCGCCCAACATGGCGGTTTTCACGCCGGAGGGCTGGGAGCCGTCGCAGGTGAAGGCCGAACAGCCGGCGACCACCTACAGCGAGTTCAAGCGGGAGATCCTCAACGAGGTGGCTCGTTGTCTGAGCATGCCCAGGAACGTTGCGCTGTGCGACAGCAGTGGCTACAACTATGCCTCGGGGCGGCTGGATCACCAGACCTACTACAAGTCCATCCGCGTGGAGCAATCGCATCTGGAGGACGTGGTCCTGGACCGCGTGCTGGCCGCATGGCTGGCCGAGGCCGTGAAGGTATTCGGCATCGCCTTGCCGGCCGCTGACGAGGCGTCGGGCATTGACGACGCGCACCAGTGGTTCTGGGACGGCCACGAGCACGTCGATCCCGCCAAGGAGGCCTCCGCGCAGGCCCAGCGCCTCGCATCCAACACCACCACCCTGGCCAGTGAGTATGCCCGCCAGGGCAAGGATTGGGAGACCGAGCTTCGCCAGCGGGCGAAGGAAGTGGCCCTGATGAAGGAACTCGGGCTGACCGTGGCGCAGGCCGCGCCGCAAGCGCCGTCGCCCGCCCAAGACAAGCCCGACCGGGAAGACGAGGAGGACGACCGTGCCGCTGCCTGAACGACAACCCGACGAGACCCGCGACCAGTTCATCGACCGCTGCATGGCCGACGCGACGGTGGTCCAGGAGTTCCCCGACGCCGCCCAGCGCCGGGCGGTGTGTGAGAAGCAGGCCACTGCCCAAGCGCCGCGGAAGTCCACACAGGCCGCCGGGCCGCTGAACTTCTTCAGCGAGCCGGGCGCGCTGACCATCGAGGCATCCGCCGACGGCACGGTTGCCTCGGACGGCAAGCCCCGCCTGCCGCGCTTCACCATGGTCGCATACACCGGCGGGCCCATGCGGGTGGGCGAGTGGCGGTATCCGGTGGTCGTGGACCTGGCCGGGCTGGCGATCCCCTCGCAGTCGAGGCCGATCCGCTTCGGCCACGACATCACAGCCGGGGTCGGGCACACCGATGCCATCCGCGTCCAGGACGGGCGTTTGATCGCCGCGGGCATCGTCTCGCGGGACACCGCCGCCGCGCGGGAGATCGTCGCATCGGCCAAGAACGGCTTCCCCTGGCAGGCCTCCATCGGGGCCTCCGTTGAGCAATTCGAGTTCGTGCGCGAGAGCCAGTCCGTTCTGGTGAACGGGCGGGAATTCACCGGGCCCATCAACGTCGTCCGCAAGGCGACCTTGGGCGAAATCAGCTTCGTCGATCTTGGTGCCGACGGCAACACGTCGGCCAGTGTGGCCGCATCGGCCAAGGAGAAGGAAATCATGGACGGCAACGACAAGAGCAAGCAGGACAAGACCGTGCAGGATGGCACCGGCAAGGACGCCGCCACTGTCACGGCGCAGGCGACCGCCGGCAAGGAGGCCGGCGCGCCTGCGGTTCAGGCCTCGGCGACGACCACGGCATTGCCCGACACCGGCGTGGCCGCGGACCCTGTCGCCGAGCTGCGCGACCGGATGGTCGCCGAGCAGGAGCGGATCGCGGCCGTGCAGAAGGTCTGCGGCGACAAGCACGCCGATATCGCCGCAAAGGCGATCCGCGAGAAATGGGACGTGAACAAGACGGAGGTCGCCGTCCTCCGCGCCGACCGGCCGCCCGCCCCGCCCGACAACAGGCCGCAGCGTCCCGCTGTGACAGGTGCCGTGCTGGAGGCGGCCTGCCTCCTGACCGGCGGTGTCCGCGGCGATGATCTGCTCGATAGCTTTGGCGAGCAGGCCGTCGAGGCCGCCGACAAGCGGTTCAGGGGCGGCATTACCCTTCAGGAGCTCCTGCTGGAGGCGGCGTGGGCCAACGGTTATGACGGCCGCAACTTCCGGGATGCCCGCTCCGTGCTGCGCTTCGCCTTCGGGCACGCCGAGAACCTCCAGGCGGCTGGCCTGTCGACCATCGACATCGGCGGCATCCTGTCCAACGTCGCCAACAAGTTCCTGCTGGAGGGCTTCTTCAGCGTGGAGCGCGTCTGGCGGAACATCTGCGCGGTGCGGAACGTGTCGGACTTCAAGACCGTAACCTCCTACCGCCTGATCGGCAGGGACCAGTACGAGATCGTCGCCCCCGGCGGCGAGCTCAAGCACGGGACTCTCGGCAACGAGTCCTACACCAACAAGGCCGACACCTACGGGTTGCTGCTGGCCATCGACCGCCGGGACATCATCAACGACGACCTCGGCGCGATCACCACGGTTCCCCGCAAGCTCGGTCGCGGCAGCGGCCTGAAGATCAACGACGTGTTCTGGAGCATCTTCATGAACAACGCCGCGTTCTTCACGGCCGGCAACAAGAACTACCTGACGGGCGCGGACACGGCGCTGACCATCGACGGCCTGTCCAAGGCTGAGAAGGCCTTCATGGACCAGGTCGACTCCGATGGCAAGCCCATCGGGATCATGCCCGCCGTCATGCTGGTGCCCACGGCGCTGAGCGCCATGGCGACCATGCTCTACAAGAGCCTGGAGATTCGGGACACCACCGCCAGCACCAAGTACCCGGTGGCCAACCCGCACCAGAACAAGTTCCGGGCCGAGGTCAGCCGCTACCTGTCCAACTCCAGCTACACCGGCAACAGCGATAAGGCGTGGTATCTGCTGGCCGACCCGACCGACCTGCCGGTGATTGAGGTGGCGTTCCTCAACGGCCAGGAGTCGCCGACCATCGAGACGGCCGACGCGGATTTCGGAACGCTCGGCGTGGTCATGCGCGGCTACCACGACTTCGGCGTGAACCTTCAGGACCCGCGCGGTGGGTGCAAGAGCAAGGGCGAGGCGTAAGCCTTCGACCCATAGGAGAACAGCAACATGGCAACCTTCATTCATGACGGCAAGGCAATCGACTACACCCCGACCGCCGACGTGGCGGCCGGGGCGGTGGTCGTGCAGGGCGAACTGATCGGCGTGGCCCGTACCCCCATCGCGGCCAATGCGCTGGGCAGCCTGGCGGTCGTCGGCGTCTTCGACTTCCCCAAGGCCGCCGGCGTGACCATGGCCGTCGGGATCATCGTCTATTGGGACGCGACCAACCAGCGGGCGACCACGACGAACGCCGGCAACAAGACGCTCGGCAAGGTCGTGCGGGCAGCCGCCAGCGCCGACACCACGGTGCGCGTGCGGCTCGGCGCAGACAGCTGCGTCACGGTCCTTCCGTAGCGCCAGCCTGACGAGGTGCTCGCGTGAATGACCTGCTGGAACAGGCCGCGGGCTGGCTGGACGGGATGCGCGTGGCGCACCTGTCGCGGCCGGTCCAGTACTGCCGGGGCGGTGATGTAGTCCACGTCGCCGCCACGGTGGGCAAGACCGTCTTCGAGATCGACGACGGGTACGGCGCGGTGGAGCGGTTCGAGAGCCGCGACTTTCTGATCCGCACAGCGGACCTGGTGCTGGGAGACGCTCAGACGCTCCCGCAGCCGGGTGACAGGATCAAGGAGACGGCCGGCGCGAAGCTGGTGGTCTACGAGGTGATGGCCCCGGGCAAGGAACCGTGCTGGCGATGGTCGGACCCGTACCGCGGGACGCTGCGGGTCCACAGCAAGCAAGTGGACGAGGAACAGACCTGATGTGCAGCGACAGCCAACAGTACGACCGCGTGTGCAAGAGCGAGTTCGCCTCCATCCACACGAAGCTCGACAAGCTCGACGAGGCCATTCGCGGCAACGGCAAGCCGGGCATCCAGCTTCGGCTGAACCGGCTGGAAGCCGCCGAGGCCGTGCGGTCGCGGCTGATGTGGATCATCGCCGGCTCGACGGTGACGCTGGCGCTGGGCGCGGTGTGGAAGCTGATCTTTGGAGCCTGACGCATGCCGGTAATCACAGACATCGCCGACGCGGTGGCGGCCGAACTGAACGGCAACGACTTCGGCACGCCGCTGGCCGCCGTCCGCAGCACCAAGCCGCCGGAGTTCGAGCTGGCCGACATGAAGGCCCTGCACGTGACGGTGGTGCCCAAGGGCTGGGACAGCCAGACGGCGACCCGCGCGGCCGCGCAGTGCGACTACCAGATCGACATCGGTGTGCAGAAGAAGGTCGCCGCCGGCGACAACCCGGAGCTGGACACCCTGGTGGGCCTGGTGGAGCGGATCGCGGACCACTTCCGCACGCACCGGCTGACGGCGATGCCCAATGCCGTCTGGGTCAGGAACGAGAACGCGCCGCTCTATGCGCCCGAGCACATGAAGGAACTGCGTCAGTTCACCAGCGTGCTGACGCTGACGTTCCGGGTGCTGAGGTAACAGGACATGAACAACGTAGTCATGCGGAAGATCAACGTCACGGGCAGCTACCAGCCGCTGGTGACCACCACGCTGGTGGCGTCGGTGACCATCTCGGCGTTGCCGACCAACAGCGGCCCGGTCTACTTCCGGGGCGATGACGGGCTGGACGTGCCGTGGCTGCCGGGTGAGTGGCACGAGTTCCAGGCCGTCAACCTGGCTGAAATCCGGGTCAAGGGCGCGGTCGGCGACGCGGTGACCGTGGTCGGAGGCACGTGGTGACATGGGATACGGCGGAACAGGATACGCGACGGTCGACGTGGACATCGTCCAGACGGACGTGGACGCCATCGTCCAGGGCCTGACCGGCTACGCCGGTATGACCCTCACGGACGTGCATGGTCCGCTGGTCTATGTTGCGGACCTCTTGTCGGGCAACTCCTACGGGCCGATCACGGACATCGCGAGTTCCTGCTGGGGAACGCGCGACCTCCTGTCCGGGTACAGCTACGGCCCGCTCACCGACACGGCCTCCAACACCGGGCAAATCCGCGACGCCCTGAACTATGGCCCGCTGCCGGCCATCGCCCAGTACACCAGCGAGACCCGCGACAACCTCTATGTCGACGGCTACAGCGCCGCCTGGTGGATGCGGGAATCAGCCTATCGCGGTTCGGACATCCTGATGTACCTGTCCGGTGGATGGAATGGGCCGATCACCGATACAGCCTGGGGTATCTCGACCATCCGCGACTGCATTACCGGATACAGCTACGGCCCGCTGACGGACATGCGGGACATGCTGGGGTACATCGACGGGAAGCTCTACAGCGGCTACTGGGGCTCGTCGGCCGCCGATCTTCTTGGCGATATCCGCGACCATCTGTCGGCCATCCGTTCGCAGACGGACGGGCTGACCTTTGAGTACGACGGTCGCCTGCGTGTGAGCACCAACTGACGTTCTGGAAGGAGAACGACGTGAGAGAACAGGAAGAAGTGAAGGTCGTGACGGTGGATGAAGGCAGCGGCCCGGTCAAGTTCGTCAAGGACACCGGCGGGCGGCTCTTGACCAAGGAGCAGGTGGCGATGGTCCGCGACCGCCAGCAGGCGGACCTGGACCAGGCTACGGACCTGCACGGCAAGCTGACGGCCGGCGATCCGGCGGCCACCGCCGATGTCGTCGGGCAGATCAAGGACCGCATCAACCTTCAGCTGGCCATGATGGACCGGCAGAAGGTCGAGCTCCAGGCGACGCTGGCCAAGCTGGAGGCAGGTGATGCCCCGACGGTCAGAACGATGGTCGGCCAGATGGTCCAGCGGCTGGCGCGACGGGCGGAACTGGCGACGCAGGGCCGCGACCGCTCGACGGCGCTGCTGGCGGAGCTGGACGCCCCCGGCGGAAAGAACTGACGCCCATGATCGGGATGGTCACCAAGGCGATGTTCTTCGACACCCGCGCGGTCACCAGCCGCGTGGACTCGGCGACGCGCCGGGTGCTGTCGAAGTTCGGCGCGTTCGTCCGCACCGGCGCGCGGCACAGCATCCGCAAGCGGAAGACCATCTCGCAGCCCGGCGACCCGCCCAGCAGTCACGTGGGCCTGCTGCGGAAGCTGATCTACTTCGGCTACGACGGAACACGGAAGAGCGTCGTCATCGGCCCAACGCCGCTGCGGGGCACGGCCGAAGCGCCGCCGCTGCTGGAGTATGGCGGGCGGACGCGCGTCAGGGACCGCAAGGGCAAGTCGGTGACAGCGACGTTCCGGCCACGGCCGTTCATGGGCCCGGCCTTCGAGCGTGAGAAACCCAAGCTCCCCGCCATGTGGGCCGGGAGCGTGCGATGACACGGGAATGACACAGCAATGACACGGCGGTGACACGCCGAGGAGGCCACGGACATGGCAACCTTCATACTGGGCAAGGACGCGAAGCTCTATCACGGGCCCGCCGGGGCCACGGCTACGACCGAGATGTCGAACGTCCGGGACGTGACGCTGAACCTGGAGGCGGGCGAAGCGGATGTGACGACCCGCGCCAACAGCGGCTGGCGGGCGACGGCACCCACGCTCCGCGAATGCACCTGCGAG